TTTCTGCAGGTAAATTATCTTGGGGAAGATTATATAATGCTATTGACGGAGTGACTAGAACCAATCCAGTTTCAATAGGAGTAACTGGACTCACAGTTGATTCTGGATTATCTACATTCCCAACAATTCAAAGAAGAGATTTTGGATTTAAGAGTAGTGGTGCATTAAGGAAGACATCAAATGGTCCTGATGCGAGTGAAAATTCTTCTGGTTATCCTATATTATAAACCTCATATAAATATATAAAAAACATATAAACAATGTCAGCTATTGTCACTGATCAATTTAGAATTCTAAATTCGGGCAATTTTGTCGAATCTGTTGAAAATACTTCCAACTCTTATTATATTACTGTAGGTTTACCAAATCCAACAATTACTGGATATGGTAGAACTTCAGATTGGAATACTTCACCACCAGCACCATTAGATAACCAAACTAATAGTGCACATGTTGGGGATGTTGTATTATTTGGAAAAAAAATATCTTCTGCAAATGTTAAGCGCATTGTTAGAAGAGTTAATTGGGTTGCTGGAAATAGATATGAAATGTATAGAGATGATTATAGTATTAAATCTCCTTCCGCTTTAAGTAATGCGGCAAGATTGTTTGATGCAAACTATTATGTAATGAATTCTGACTTTAGAGTTTACATTTGCATAGAGAATGGTTCTAATGGCACTAACCCAAAAGGAAATATATCAGAAGATGAACCAACGTTCACAGATTTAGAACCAACTAAAGCTGGCACTAGTGGTGATGGATATGTTTGGAAATATCTGTTTACAGTTTCTCCAAGTGATATTATTAAATTTGACTCTACAGATTACATTACACTACCAAGTAATTGGACAACAACATCTGACACTCAAATACAGGCAATAAGAGAATCTGCAAATTCGCAAGTTAATCTCAATCAAATTAAAACGGTTTATATTGATAAATCTGGCGATGGTTATGCTAGTGGATTGAGTCAGGAGATGTCTATCATTGGTGATGGAACTGGTGGAAAAGTTAGAATTGATGTTGAAAGCGGTAAAATTACAAATACTGTAGTTACTGCAGGTGGAAAAGATTATTCATATGCTCTTGTAGACCTTGGTCCAATTAACTCTGATACGACTGGTAGTAGTGCAAAACTAGTGCCAATAATTCCTCCTGCTAGAGGACATGGTGATGATATCTACTTAGAGTTGGGTTCTGATAAAGTTCTAGTTTATGCTAGATTTGACGATTCGACTAAAGACTTTCCTGTTGACACAAGTTTTGCACAAGTTTCTATTATAAAAAATCCGACAGCAGTAGGAACAAATGATATTTTTGCAGGATCAACTTTCAGTGGACTGAATTCTATAAAATTTTCAGATATTACAGGAACTCCTAAAATTGGAGAAAAAATTGAACAGACTCTTGCTGATAATGTAGGAAAAGCATATGGATATGTTGCTTCCTATGATGATGAAACAAAGGTTCTTAAATATATACAAGACCGTTCATTATATTTCAATCAAACTACCCTAGATCATCAAGATTATGTTGGCATTTCTACTAATGGTAGAAATTATGCATTTGAGTCTAGTGCCAATGAAATTACTGGACAATCATCTGGATTTAGTGGTTCTGTATCTATTGGATTTTCTGGCATTACTATGAATCCAACAGGAAGTAAACTTATTAATCTTGGTGTTAATTTTACAGATGGCATGGCCGTTTCTGAAATAAATAAAGGGTCAGGGCAATTAATTTATCTTGATAATAGACCTAGTATTGCTAGGAATTTGAGACAAAAAGAAGACATTAAAATTATACTGGAATTCTAAAAAATGCCACAGAAGACTAACTTAAACGTAAATCCTTATTATGATGATTTTGATAGGGATAATAATTTTTATAAGGTTCTTTTCAAACCTGGATATCCTGTCCAGGCAAGAGAATTAACGGGTCTTCAATCTATTCTGCAAAGTCAAGTAGAATCTTTTGGAACACACATGTTCAAAGAAGGTTCTATGGTAATTCCTGGCGGAATTACATGTGATAATGAATTTACTACCATTAAAGTAAATGAAACTCATTTAGGTCTAGATATTAGCATCTATCTTGATGCTCTTGTTAATGCTAATGATGGTAAAGGTGTTGGGGTAAGAGGTCAAGATACTGATATAACGGCCACAATTAACGGATATATTCTTCCACCAAATGAAGATGCGGAAGAAATTACTCTCTTTGTAAAGTATGATTCATCAGCAGAAGATGGTGAAACTGAATTCTTTTCTGATTCTGAAGTATTACTTATTGAAGAAAATGTCACGTATGGAAATACAACTTTAAATGCAGGAGATACTATTCTTTCTTTGATTCCAAACGATGCTTCAAAGATTGGATATGCTGTAGGAGTTGCTTCTGGTGTTTATTTTATAAGAGGATATTTTGTCGATGTTCCAGATGCACAAATAGTTCTAGATTTATATAATAATGAACCATCATATAGAGTTGGTTTTGAGGTCATAGAGCAGGTAGTTAATTCAGATCAAGATTCATCCCTGAATGATAATGCAAAAGGATATACCAATTTTGCTGCACCAGGTGCTGATAGATTAAAAATTGAGACTAGATTAACTAAGAAAAATTTACAGGATTATAATGATACAAACTTCATTGAACTTGTAAGAATTGATAATGGTGAAATTAAAAAGTTAGAAGCAAAAACTCAATATAATTTTATTAAGGATTACTTTGCAAAAAGAACTTTTGAAGAATCCGGAAACTATGCTGTCGATAGTTTTACTGTAGATGTTTTAGATTCTTTAAATAATGAAACTGGTGGTGCTGGTCTTTTTGCGGAAAATCAACTTACTGATGAAGGAAATAGTCCTAATGAGGACTTGATGTGTGTTAAAATTTCTGCAGGAACTGCATATGTAAAAGGATTTGATGTAGATTTAGTTGGATCAACTGTTATTGATGTTCCAAAACCAAGAACTACTAAATCTATTCCAGAAACTAGAGTTCCCTTCTCAATGGGAAGTCTTCTCAAAGTTAATAATGTTACAGGTGTTCCATATATTTCTATTGGAACACAGGCAGGACAAAATACTTATGATAATGTAATTGAATTATTTGATGAAAGAAGAAATACATCTACAAATAATGCAGGAACTGGTAGAAAGATTGGTGAAGGTAGAGTTTACTGGTATGGTGTAAGTGACGCAGCATATGAAGGTGCTACAACCGATTGGGATTTATATCTCTTTGATATTCAGACATATACTGATATTTACGTATCAAGTGACATAAATGATAATAATGTTATTCCTCTCGGTTCTTATGTGAGAGGTCTATCTAGTGGTGCGAAAGGATATATTGACAGTAAGAGAAGTCCTTTATGTATGAGTTTAACACAAACTTCTGGTGTTTTCCAGAGGGGTGAGCAAATCATTGTTAATGAAATTGAAGAATATACTTTTGGTATAACTGCAGTTGAAGAGTTTACTATAGAAGATATTAAGTCTGTTTATCAAAATTCAACAAATCTCGATTCGAGTATTCAAAAAGACTTTATTGCAGATACAATTTTGTATGAAAAGTCTTTACCAGATTTTAGTAAAAATGATAAATTACTTGTAACTGGTGGTAATACTGGTAAAGTTCCTGGAAGATTTTTTGCAGGCGTAACTGGAATTAAAACTGGTGCAATTTTAAAATATCAAAATGCAGCTGGAACAGATCCAAATTTTAATGTCATTAGTTCAATTAATTCTAATGGAGATACATTAACTTTAACAGCACCAGATAATTCTGTTACAGGTATTTGTAATAAAAGTGTAAGCAACGGCGAATCAAACTTCTCGCTGATGGTTCCAAAAATTCTTAATTCTCAGCAATCTGGTCTTTATTCAGAACTTCCAAGATTTACCGTAGCTTCTGTTGATTTATCAGATGCGGAACTATTGATTACAAGACAGATTAGTGGAAAGTCTACTAACTCTAATGGTGAAATGACTCTTACTGTTACAGACTTCTTAGGAAGTGCTGTCGGTATTACTAGTGTATTCTTTGAAGCATTTGATGCTGAAAGATATTCTATTCATTATTCTAATGGAGATACGGAGACTTTAACTTCTGACCAGTTTACATATGGTGCAACTGAAGTTACATTTAAAGGTCTGACTGCAAGTCAAAATAATGTTGTTGTCATCGGAACTTTAAGAAAAACTGATGTTACTCACAAAACAAATAATTATGTAAAGAGTAATATTGTTAATGTTACAAGAACAAATGGAAAGTCACCAGCTACTGCAGGTTTGACTACAAGTAAGTTTTATGGATTAAGAATTGAAGATGAGGAGATTTCACTGAACACTGCAGATGTTGTTAACCTTGTTGCAGTATATGAATCAACTAATGATGCAGCACCTATTTTAGATAGTTTAACTTTTGCAACTGGTCTTGCTTTAAATCAAAATGCAATTATAGGTGAAAAGATTGTAGGTCAAACAAGTAGAGCAATTGGTCAAGTTGTAGAAGTAACTGCAACCACTGTTACATATGTACCACTCAATGATAATGATTTTGCAGTTGGTGAAGAAGTTTCATTCAAGAGTTCATCTTTAAGTCTAGTGCTTCAAGAAACTACGCCTGGTAGTTATATTGATAGAACTGATAATTATGTTCTTGATAAAGCACATACGAATCAAATTGTAGATTATTCGCGTATTAGAAGAAGAGATGGATTTGCAATTCCGACAAAGCAGTTGCAAATTATTCACAATCAATATAGAGTAAGTGCTGGTTCAACAAATACTGGAGATATCTTCACAGTCAATTCTTATACTGCAGACAGATATAAGAGTGATATTCCAACAGTAGTAAATGGTACCAGAGTATCTGATCTTCTGGACTTTAGACCAAGAGTAAGAGATTTTGACGCATCAGCAGCAACAATGTCTCCATTTACTTATGATGCAAGAGAGTTCTCAACAAATTACAAATTTGTTGTTACTCCTAATGAAACCACTAGAGTTGGTCTTAGTTACTATCTTCCTAGAGTTGACTTAGTATCAATTAATCGTCTTGGTCAGGTAAAAGTTATTCAAGGAGAACCTTCAGAAGATCCTCAAGTACCAGATCTTGCAGATGATGCAATGGAAATTGCTCTTATTGCATATCCAGCATATCTCTATAATCCTACTAAAGATGCAGGAATTCTGTTAAGAGATAACAGAAGATTTACAATGAGAGATATTGGAAAACTTGAAGAACGAATTGAAAATCTTGAAGAGGTTACTTCTTTGAGTCTTCTTGAATTGAACACTGCTACGGTAGAAGTTACTGATGCTAACGGATTGAATAGATTTAAGTCAGGATTTATTGTTTCCGACTTTAAAGATAAATCTCTTGCAGATCCAAAATACACTAGACTAGATATCAATTTAGAACAAAATATGGGCATTTCGCCCGTTGAGTTCTGGTCTATGGATGCAGAACTTGCATGGGATGCTGCAGTTGATATTGAAAATGATCCTATTGAGGAACAAAATTTTCTTTTATCAGACAAGAATATTCAGAAAACTGGAGATTTGCTCACACTTAAATATAAAGAAGTTGATTGGTTAGATCAAGTTCAAGCAACTACGGTTGAAAATGTAAATCCATTTAACGTCATTGTTTATGTTGGTGGTATTCAATTAACCCCGCCATCTGATAATTGGACTCGTACAATTTACATTAATCATAAGAGAACAGAATCTACTGGTGCTAAATGGGTGCAAGAAGCAAATGTTCATACAGATGTTGATAAGAAAACTGAATATGTAACCTATAGAAAAGGTAGAGGTAGAAATGAGAGAAAAACTAGAGCATTTGTTACCACAACTACCACGAAGACAACAACATATAAACCAAAACTTACAGGACCTTCTAGACAATTTGATTATGTTGAAAATGTTAAGGTTACTGGCACAGTAGATCCATTCATGCGTTCTAGGGAAGTATATTTCCTTGCAAATGGTCTGAAACCAGAGACAAAGCACTATCACTTCTTAGATAGTCAACAAGTCGATATTATTCCAAAATTGGTTAAGATTGACATGCAGTCTGGAACTTTCAAGATAAACGAGAAAGTTGATATTTTCCAAGGTGGAAAGAAAATTGGTCATATGAAAATAAAAGAACCAAATCATAAGTTTGGTGATGCATCTTTTAAACCACTCGTTAGTAGTTCAATTTCTTATGAGAAGTATACTGTTAATCCATATGATAAAAAGAGTGTAGCACCACCATCAAATTATTCTGCAACTTCTAAAATTATTAATTTTGATCTTAAAAAGTTAGCAAATAATGAAGAATTTTATGGATATATTGCAAAAGGATGCAAAATTATAGGTAAAACAAGTGGAGCTGTCGCTAAGGTTAAAGAGTTTGAATTAATTAGTGATAATTGGGGAGATATTCAAGCATGTTTCCACTTCCGCGATCCAAATAAAAAACCAACACCAGCAGTAAAAGTTAAGAGTGGAACTAAAACATTAAAAATTACTGCTGTCCCCCCTGGTGTAACTCCACTCCCAGGTTCCACCACAAAAGCATCTGAAGCTATTGGTACTTATAGTGGTTCTGGCACCATTATTACACAAGAACAAACAAGGGTTAGTGTTAGGAATCCACCCAAACCAAAGGCAAAGAAAACTAACATTGAGGTTACTGTTAAAGCACCACATAGAGATCCTCTTGCTCAATCTTTTCGTGTTGATAGTAATGGAATATTCCTTACTTCAATTGACTTGTTCTTTGCAAAGAAAGATCCCAAGAAGAGTCTCTTTGTTGAACTTAGAACGGTAGAATTAGGAACTCCCACAAATCTTCTTGTACAAGATTTTGCACAGGCTGAATTATATCCTGATCAAATCTCTACTTCTGATGATGCTTCTCTACCAACAACTGTTAAATTTAAATCACCAATATATCTTGAGGGAGATAAAGAATATGCAATTGTTCTTCTTTCACCTTCTTCTAATAAGTATGAAATGTGGACAGCGATTATGGGTGAGAAGACTGTTCAATCAGCAATTCTCCCAGATACAGAAAATATTATTGTTTCTAAGCAATACATTGGTGGATCTTTATTTAAGTCTCAAAATGGTACAATTTGGACTCCAAATCAGTATCAGGATTTAACATTTAAAATTAGAAAGGCAGAGTTTGTTGAAAAAGGCACACTGCTTGCATATAATAGTGGCATTGGACCCAAGGGATCTAATTCTTCAGATCTTCCTAAGAATCCAGTTGAACTTCTTCCAAGAAAATTAAAAGTAAGATGTTCAGGTTCTAATGCAGATGACACTACAAACTTCACTCCAGGAACAATGGTTGGAGTTACTGGTAATAATGATTTGTACGGATTCATTGAGAGAGTCGGTGGTGGTCTTGTAACAGGTGTAAATTCTGGAGAAATTGCAAATCCTGGTATCGGATATAGTGCTAGTGTATCTCCAGATTTAGTAAGTCTTTATACCCTTACCGGTAAAGGTAGTGGAGCAACTGCTAAAGTAACTACAAATTCTAGTGGTGAAGTTACTGAGATTAATGTTCTTACTAGTGGTGAAGGATATTCTGTTGGTGATTTGTTGGGAATTACAACTGCAAATGTTCAGAAAGGATCTGGTGCAATTTTTGCAGTCAATAATATTGGTGTTACTAGTACTTTGTATCTTAATAACGTACAAGGTGAGCATTTCCCAATAGGTGTACGTCTTGAAAGATTTGTTACAGATTATAATGTAAGTTCCAAAACGCAAGGTTCTGCAAACTTTGTTGTTGAAAATTCATCAATTATTGATGAAAAATTTGATGGCAATGTTATGAAGATTCTTCAATATAATCATGCACATCATGGTGCAAATAATGATGTGGAAATTGTTGATGTAGAATCAGATAGAGAAAAAGTAAAACTTACTGCCAATTTGGACATAAATGGAACTGTTGTCTCTGTTGCAGATACTACACCATTTGCCACCTATGAAGGCATTTCAACTGCCGGCGGATATGCAAAAATTGCAAATGAAATTATTGAATATAGTGGAATTAACAACACTTCAGGCAATGCTGGTACTTTAACCATCGTCACTAGAGCAGTTGATTCAACTACACAATCGGCACATACCACTGATGACTTTATTCAACCATATGAAGTTGGAGGAGTTAATCTGAGAAGAATTAATACAACTCATGATTTACCTGCAACTTATTATACTGATGAAAATGATAATTTCGATCATTATCATTTAAGATTTGATAGAAGTACTCCTTACTCTAGCAGAGATACTGGTGGAAGTATGTTAAACTTCAGTGGACAGAAAGCAGTTGGTGGAAATAGTGTTGGTATTTCGCAAAACTATCAATTTAGTTCTCTTGTTCCACAATTTAACTATATTACTCCAGGAAAAGACACTAAAATTAATGCATTAGTAAGAACCATTTCTGGAACTAGTGCTGGTGGAAATGAAGTTTCATTTATCGATCAAGGTTATGAACCAATTACTATCAATAAAGTGAAGCATTTTGATACTCCAAGATTAGTTGCATCTAAAGTAAATGAAAAAGAGCATCTCACATCTTTACCTAAAAATAAATCATTGACTTTGCGCGTTGATTTCTCAAGAGGCGAAGATAAGAATCTCTCTCCGGTAATGGATATTCAGAATGCAACTTGGATTCTTGGTAGAAATAAGGTTAATAATCCGATTGACAATTATATTATGGATGCTAGAACAAATACTATAGAACATGATCCTCATAGCACTGTTTTTGTTACAAGAATGACATCTATTGAACAACCAGCAACTAGTTTGAAAGTTCTTATTGCAGCGTGTGTACAAGAATCTGCAGATATTAGAGTTCTGTATAGACTTCATAGAGCAGATTCTGCTGAAATTGATCAATCATTTACTCCATTCCCTGGATATGACAATACTAAAGACACTGATGGTGATGGATTTGGTGATCAAATTATCGATGTAACTAAAAATAGCGGGAGACCAGATGCTAAAATGTCAGCAAATGATCCAGAAACTTTCTCAGAATATCAATTCTCTGTAAATAATTTGGAACAGTTTGATGGATTTAGTATCAAAATTGTTACTTCTTCCACTAATGAGTCAACACCAGTAAAACTGAAAGACTTTAGATGTATTGCACTTGCATAATATGGCACACCCAGAATATCCAGATTTAATTCCTGTTGAGGGACATAAAAACTTGTACCGAGACAGGAATACTGGTTCTATTGTTAATACTGATAAAAATAATTATGATAACTATATGAAAGTGAAACGAATGAAACAGAATGAAAGGAATGAACTTGATACAATTAAGTCGGACATAGAAGAAATTAAATCTTTATTGAGGGAGCTTACTAATGGATCCAAATGAAATTAAATTGACAGCACTTTCTAAGGAATTTGCATATCAAAAAATAGCAAATGAATTGGATAGTTGTGATAGTGTTTCTGTAATGAGAGATATTGCAAAATCTTATGCAAAACTTTATTTGAAACAACAAGAAGTAGTTGCTGGACTAGGACTTGAAGGCATATAAATATTTCTACAATCCAGAACTGTACATAAATGGCCGACATTAAAGTCAGAGTGGGAGCAAAACCAGCAACAAAAATTATCTCTTCATTTACTGGTGCTAATACTGGATCTTTGGCCGATTTGTCTGATGTTAATATTCAGAATTTGTCTAATGGTATGGTTCTCGTCTATAATAGCGCCACAGGAAAATGGGATGCGACATTAGCACTCACCCCAGGTGATACGCAGAATTTAGACATTAACGGGGGAGTCTTCTAAAATGGCAAGTATTATTAGGATCAAAAGATCCTTAGGTACATCTAAACCATCAAGTTTGCAGTGGGGTGAATACGGATATGTAACTGGTATTGGTAGTTACGGGGGAACAAACCAATACAAAGATAGAATTTTTTTGGGAGATGATGGCAATAATGTAAATCCAATAGGTGGATATTATTACACCTCAATGATGGAACATACCCCAGGTTCCATTCAGGGTGTTGAAAATACAAGAAATTCAGATAAGGGTGTTGTTGCTGTTCTTGCTCCAGCAACAAATACTGGTTTGAGTGGAGTCGAGTCACTTAAAGTTGATCAGTGGAACGTAGATAATATTAGAATTGATGGAAATATAATTTCATCAACAGACACTGATGGTGATATTGATCTTGTTCCTAATGGTTCTGGTGAAGTTCATATTCCAGATGATACTTTTTTATCATTTGGTAATGATAAGAATGCAAAAATTGAATATGATGAAGATGGTCTTAATCAGTTATCTTTTACTGGTGCCGACATAAGAATTAATGTTGCAACAGAATCTAATTCTAAAGACACTGGTGCTCTAATTGTTGAGGGTGGTGTTGGTATTGAGAAAAATCTCAATATTGGAGGACAACTTGATGTTGAAGGAAGCCTCAATCTTGAAGGTGCTGCTATCATTGATAGTATTAAAATTCAAGACAATATTATATCTTCATTATCTGGTAGTAGTAATATTTTATACTTAGATCCACATCCCGACGGATTAAGTAGTGAGGGCACAGTTATTATTAAAGGTAGTCTTCAAGTTGATGGCACAACAACATCAGTTAATTCTACTACTTCAACACTAAATAATCCAATTTTTCATATTGGTGATTTAACTACCAAAAAAACCGTAATGACAACGGTTGTTTCTGGTGTTAGCACCATTAGATTGGATTCTATTGTTGGTATCAATACTGGCGATATTGTATCTGGTAATGCAGGTCTAAATGTAGGTGCTGCAAACACAGTATCATCATATGACACTACAAATAAAATTGTTACCTTGACTGATGCCACTATTTCTGGTATCGCAACTGCAACTGAATTAACTATCACTCACGCATATGATACTGATACTGACAGAGGTATTTCGTTTGCGTATAATGATGGCATTGGTAGTGGAACTTCTGGCAATAAAACAGGTTTCTTTGGGTATATCGATCAAGGAAATGTCGGAAGTGCAGCAACAAATCGATCTTGGACTTATATTCCAGATGCTACTGTTTCAAATAGTCTTGTAAGTGGAACACGAGGATACTTAGACATAAAAGGTATCTACTATCAAAACGGTGATTTTAATCATAATGGATTGGTTTATTTTGATGTTGATGGTTTACAAACCTCGACAGGTTCTCCATCATCACCTCTAAATGCTTCAAAACAGATAATGACTGCAGTAACAAAGAGAATTCTCAATCTCCCCAGTAATGTTACTTTAACAAAAGGTGATATTGTTAAGCAAGATACTTCGGATGCTTATGGAGTGGTTGAAAGTAATGTAAATAATAGTACAGCAATTCCACTTATTGGTGTTGAAGGTACATTTAACACATCAAATAATTTAAGAATGGAGGGTTCAAATGGGTCTATATCTAACCTATCATTATCTCCCGATAGTGTTGGTGTAATATATACTGATAGACCACAATGGACTGATAGTTTCGATGGAGGCGTTTTTTAATACTATGGACAATCAAGGTGAAGTGGATATAAATGTTCTTGTTAAACTTTATAATTCAAAATTAGCAGTATTAACAAATCAAAATGTTCTTCTTGAAGCAAAACTTACTACTTTATCTCAAGACTTTCATCAAAAATATGAGGAATTGAAACAAGAAAATGCACAATTAAAATCAAAATTAGAAGTACAGGAGTAATATGGCAAAACCATCAACTAGACAAGGTTTAATTGACTATTGCTTACGTCAACTCGGTGCTCCCGTTTTAGAAATTAACGTGGATGATGACCAGATTGATGATTTAGTTGATGATGCCATTCAATATTTCAATGAACGTCATTATGACGGCGTTGAGAAAATGTATTTGAAATATCAAATAACACAAGATGATGTCGATCGTGGTCAGGCAAAAGGTACCACTGGTGTTGGTATTGTAACTACCACTGCCACATCCACATCTATCAGTGGATATGGTACAACAACATCAAATTTTTACGAAACATCAAACTTCATTCAAGTACCAGATTCTGTTATCGGTATTGAAAGAATTTTTAAATTTGATACTAATAGCATTTCTGGAGGAATGTTTAGTATTAAATATCAACTTTTCTTAAACGATTTATATTATTTCAATTCAGTTGAACTCTTGCAATATGCAATGACGAAGACTTATCTTGAAGATATTGATTTCTTATTGACCCCAGATAAGCAGATTAGATTCAATAAAAGACAAGATAGATTATATCTCGATATTGATTGGGGATCTCAAGAAGTAGGGGAGTTTATGGTATTAGAATGCTATAGAGCATTAGATCCTGATTCATTTACTCAAATTTATAATGATAGTTGGATGAAACAATATCTTACTGCACTCATCAAGAGACAGTGGGGAAGGAATTTGAGTAAATTTAGAGGAGTAAAACTTCCTGGTGGAATTGAACTAAATGGGGGAGAAATCCTTCAGCAAGCAGAATCCGAACTATCGGATATCAAATCAAGAATGATGTCTGAATATGAATTACCACCCTTAGACTTTATTGGATAATGGCTCTTAATCCCTTTTTTCTTCAAGGTACACAGTCTGAGCAAAGACTTGTTCAGGATATAATCAATGAACACCTGAGATTTCATGGTGTAGAAATAACATATATTCCAAGAAAATTTGTAAATAAAAAAAATATTATTGAAGAGGTTCAGTCATCTAAATTTGATGATAATTTTGCAATCGAAGCTTATCTTAATACATATGATGGATATGGTGGTGCAGGAGATATTTTAACAAAATTTGGTGTAAGTATAAGAGATGAGTTAATAATAACAATTTCAAAAGAAAGATTTGAAGATTTCATTGCTACATTCATGTCAAGTGTTGATGATGGTGAATTATTAACACCAACAAGACCTAGAGAAGGTGATTTAGTTTATTTTCCCTTAGGACAAAGATTATTTGAAGTAAAATTTGTAGAGCATGAAGATCCTTTCTTTCAATTAGGAAAGAACTATGTTTATCAATTGAAGTGTGAACTCTTTGAATATGAAGATGAAGTTATCGATACATCCATTACAGAAATTGATACTCAAGTTCAGGAGGAGGGTATTATTTCTACCCTTAAATTGATTGGTGTTGGAAGAACTGCTTCTGCATCCCCCATCTTAAATGGATCAGTAACTGGTGGATATATTGAAGAAATATTCTTAAATAATGATGGTTCTGGATATACCTCTTTACCAAATATAGAAATTACTTCATCTCCAACTGGTGAAGTTGGAGATAATGCTGAAGCAGTTGGTTTCTTAACCACCAGAGGTGGTGTCACATCTCTTGAAAAGATTTTACTCATCAATGCTGGCGCTGGATATACTGTTGCACCTACAATTACAATTACTGGAGGTGGTGGAACTGGTGCTGCGGCAACTTGTAATATTGTAACTGATGCTATAGGTATAATTAAGTATAATATTGTAGACGGAGGTGTTGGATATGGTACAGCACCTACAGTTACAATAACTACTGGAGGTAGTGGAACTGGTGCTGTTGGTATTGCATCTATTGGTTTGAATTCTTTTGGGGATAATGTATTAAAATTAATTTATGTCAGTAATCCAGGTAAAGGATACAGTCAAGTATTTCCATCTCCAATAGTTACGATTTCGGCTCCAGAATCAATTAGTGGTATTGGAACATATATTTTTAATGAAATTATTATTGGAGAAAGATCTAAGACTGAGGCGAGAGTTAAAGAATGGGATCAGGATACAAACATACTTAAAGTATCCAATGTCAGTATTGGTTCCACTCAACTTGGATTTTTTCCAGGAGAAATTATTAGAGGAAAAGAATCTGGAGCAAAATATTCAATACAGTCATTTAGTCAAGATGATATATACAATGAGTATACTGAAAATGATATCTTTGAATCTGAAGCAGATGATATCTTAGACTTCAGTGAATCTAATCCCTTTGGAACATTCTAATGTTAGGAACTTATTACTATCACGAAATTGTTAGAAAGACAATTATATCTTTCGGAACATTATTTAACGATATTCATGTACGTCACCAGGACAAAAGTGGCAATGATATTAGTGACTTAAAAGTTCCTCTCGCATATGGCCCAGTTCAGAAGTTTTTAGCAAGATTAGAGCAGCAGGCAGAATTAAATAAAGCAGTTCAAATTAATTTGCCAAGAATGTCATTTGAAATGACATCTATTGCATATGATTCTACTAGAAAATCAAGTCTGGTACAAACATTTAAAACTTGTGATGATGGGAGTAAGGTAAAAAAAGTTTTCATGCCTGTTCCATATAATATTGGATTTCAACTGAATATTCTTTCTAAATTGAACGATGACTCTCTTCAAATTTTAGAGCAAATATTACCTGTTTTTCAACCACATTTTAATCTTACTATAGACTTAGTAGAATCAATTGGAGAAAAAAGAGATATTCCGATTATCTTAGAGTCTGTAAGTTTTCAAGATGATTATGAAGGTTCTTTTGATACCAGAAGAGCATTAATTCATACATTGAATTTTACTGCAAAAACATATCTATTTGGTCCTATCGCAGATAGCAGTGACGGTCTTATTCGTAAGGTTCAGGTTGATATGTATGCTGATACTAACAGAGCAACTGCTAAACGTGAAATGAGATATACAGTCGAACCTATTGCAAAGGTTGATAAGAATAATGACGGTGTTATTGATGCAGCAGATAAACCATTACTCATGCCAGGCGATAATTTTGGATTTGATGAAGAATGGGAATTCTTAGGAGATGGTAAAACTTATAGTCCAACTCGTCAAACTGATATTTAATAATCATGAAAGATAGTTATGAGTCCATTGACAAAGCACTTGATGTTGAAAGTAGCATTGTTGAATCAAAACCAATAAAACCAATTCCACCAAAAGTGGATAAGAATGATATTACAAAAGATTATGAATATACTCGTGCAAACTTATACTCTTTAATTGAAAAAGGTCAAGAAGCAATTAATGGAATCATGGAACTTGCAGGTGAAAGTGCAAGTCCAAGAGCATACGAAGTTGCTGGACAGTTGATTAAGAGTGTTGCTGATACTACAGATAAATTAGCAGATCTTCAAAAGAAATTGAAAGATTTAGAAGAAGATAATTCTAATAAAGGACCAAGTAACGTTACAAATAATGCTTTATTTGTTGGTTCAACTTCAGAATTATCAAAACTGCTGAAACAAGGTTTTCTAAATAATAATGAGTCCGATTCCAAATAATGGCAAAAAAATCCTGTAAAAAAGGATATTACTACTGTTACTCTTCTAAGAAGTGTAAGAGAATTCCTATGGGATATTATATTGGCGGAGGCGGATGGCTTCGTAAAGAAGAAGAAAAGTCTGAAGATACTGAAAAGAAAAAAAATGGCAATGGAAATGGTGCAAATGGCAATGGAAATGGGAATGGGGAGTCTGATGGGGGCTCTAATGGCGGAGGAGTATCGGAGGCGTGGAGTGCAAAGTACAAAAAGTCAATCGATTGCGATAATCCAAAAGGATTCTCTCAGCGAGCACACTGTCGGGGTAGAAAGAAAGTAAGCGAAGAAGCAGTTTCTAAAAAACAGCAAAAATTCTTCGGTATTGTTCGCGCTATTCAAAAAGGTGAAATAGAACCTACGACTCCCGAAACTGCAAAAGCAGCGAGGGATATGAAAAAGTCTGATGTAAAGAAATTTGCATCTACTAAACATAAAGGATTGCCAGAGAAAAAGGAAGTGAAAGAGGAGTCAAATCCCCGTATTCCTAGAAAAGAGGGACAACCTGCTAATTCTAAGAAACACTCTGATCTTTATACTGATGAAAATCCAAAGGGAACTATTCATGGTTTAGGATTTAAAGATGTAGCAACTGCAAAAGCAAGCGTTGCAAAAATCAAAAAATCAAGTCGTTCTCATGCTCATAAAATCCAAGCAGCAATTGCTATGGAACAAAGAGCAAGAGTTATGGGCAAAACCTCCGAAGCAGCAGTATTCAGAAAGTTCATTAATTCAATGAAAAAGAAAACTAAGCAAATGAACGAAGCAAAAGGTGGTGATCATGAAGTTGCAATGGCGCAAAGTCAACTCAAAAAGTCGGCAGCAAATATTGCAAAGTTAAGAAAGGCACTTGGTAAAAAGGAAAAAGATATTCCTGCCTGGATGCAGGCAAAGATTACCGATACCGCACACGACACTGACGCTGCTGCTGGTTATGTTGATAAGATGGATGAACAAACCATTACCGAAAAACGCGACGGTAAATCTTCAAAAGACAAAGGATATTCTCTCCGCGACTGGTTCAAAGGTGGTGGTTGGAAACAAACTGGTGGTAAATATGATGGTAAGCCCTGTGCGAAACAACCTGGTCAAAAGACCAAACCATATTGTCGTGACGCAGACGACCGTGCTGCTATGAGTAAGGAAGAGAGAGATAAGAGAGCTGCTAAAAAGCGTAAAGAAGATCCAAATCCAAACAGAAAAGGGAAGGCAAAGAACGTGACTCAAGAATCTTATTCAGACTGGAGAAAAGACCTTGATGAGGGTAAGAAAGATGCTTGTTATCATAAGGTCAAGTCTCGTTATTCTGTGTGGCCTTCTGCTTATGCTTCAGGTGCTCTCGTAAAATGTCGTAAGGTTGGTGCTGCTAACTGGGGCAATAAGACTAAGAAAGAAAGTTTCTCTAACTGGAGAGAAGATATGCTTCTTGAAGGTCTTGAGGATAAACTCAAAGGAATGACTGCATCGCAGATAGAGGACCTTATTAAGGCAAATAAGGGTGCAGAAGATAAGATTAGAGAAACTCTCGCAAAAATGAAGAGTGCTACTCCAAAACCTCAAGGAAAAGGAGCACAACTTCCTAATATACCAAAAACTACCGAAACTTATAGGAGAGGTGGTGGTGAAGGTCGCACAACCTATCAAAGAGGTGGTAGTGATCGTGTAAGTTATCAAAGAAGACAAACTGTTACTAGAGCAGATGTTCAGGGAGGGACAGAGGCAGCGAAACGCGCCGCTTCGGGTCAAGGTAGATATAGACCAGGAACTGGAGTTACTCCAGATTTCAAATTGGACCCTAAATTCAAACCACCAGGTTCTCGTGGTATGAGTGGTAGAGTTCGTGGTCGTGGAAAATTGGGTCTTGCAATAGGTGCAGCAACTTTAGCAGCACCCTTTGTTGTTGGTGCAATTAAAAAAGCATTCAATAAAGAAGATTATAACTATTCAAATTGGAGAGATGATTTTCAAGCAACTGAATATGAAACTGTTGATATCATCAAACCAGAACCCCTTCAACCATCACAATCAGTAATTGATGAGGGTGGTAAAAAGTGTTGGAAAGGTTACAAGAAAGCAGGAACTCAAAAACTGTTTGGTAAGACCTATAACCGTTGTGTAAAAGCACACTTCTCTGATTGGAGAGCAGATGTGAATCTCCAAGAGAAGAAAGCAAAAAAAGATTATGATGGTGATGGTAAAATTGAAACTGGTGAAGAAGAGTACAAAGGTTCTAGAGATAAGGCGATTAAAAAAGCAATTGCAATGAAAGAGGACTGGCAGAAATCAAACCGTAACGATGGTGTTGATGGTATGAGTCAGAAATCTGTTGATGCTTACAAGCGTGAGAATCCAGGTTCAAAGTTACAGACTGCGGTAACTGGTAAAAACCCTAAAGGTAAAGATAAAAAGAGACGTAAGTCTTTCTGTGCTCGTTCCAAGGGTCAAAAAGATATGCACAATATTGATTGTTCCAAAACCCCAGAGAAGAAAATCTGTAAAGCGCGTAAGCGTTGGAGGTGCTGATGAAAACTTTTAGTCAGTTTAAAGAGCAGATGGTTGCTCCAACTAATCAAGTTGTTAAAGGTCAAAGACTTCTTGATTTAAGAACTTCAGATGAAAAAATGACTGCTTTGAAAAAAAGAGCACAAATTTGGAAAGATAATAATCTCTATAATAAAAAACCATAAGATTAGAACTTTGTTATGAGTGAACAGTATCTTGGTAATCCCAATCTAAAAAAAGCAAATACGGAGATTGAATTTACAGAGGAACAAATTATTGAGTTTCTCAAGTGTAAAGAAGACCCCGTTTATTTTGCAAACAATTATATTAAAATTGTTTCTCTTGATGAGGGATTAACACAATTCCATCCATATCATTTTCAGGAAAAATTAATTAACAATTTCCATGCGAATAGATTCAATATTTGCAAAATGCCAAGACAGACTGGTAAATCCACTACTGTGGTATCTTACCTTCTACATTACGCTGTTTTTAACGATAGCGTTAATATTGGCATCTTAGCAAACAAGGCAGCAACTGCAAGAGAACTTCTTAGTAGACTACAGACTGCATACGAAAACTTGCCTAAATGGATGCAACAGGGTATTATATCCTGGAACAAAGGATCTATGGAGTTAGAAAATGGCAGTAAGATACTGGCAGCTTCTACGTCTGCGAGTGCTGTCCGAGGTATGTCTTTCAACATCCTCTTTCTCGACGAGTTCGCGTTCGTCCCAAATCACGTTGCTGACTCGTTCTTTGCATCTGTTTATCCTACTATTACTTCTGGTAAAAACACCAAAGTAATCATTGTATCCACGCCACACGGTATGAATCATTTCTACCGTATGTGGCACGACTCCGAGAAAGGTAAAAATGAATACATTCCAACTGATGTTCATTGGTCCGAGGTTCCTGGAAGAGATGATGTATGGAAAGAACAGACGATTGCTAACACATCTGAACAGCAATTCAAAGTTGAGTTCGAGTGTGAGTTTCTTGGTTCTGTCAATACCCTTATAAATCCATCAATTCTTAAGAATTTAATCTATGAAGATCCTATTCAAAAAAGTGCAGGTCTAGATGTCTACGAGAAGAAGCAAGAGGAACACAACTACCTTATTACTGTCGATGTTGCTCGTGGGTTGGGCAACGATTATTCTGCATTTATCGTTGTTGATATTACAGAGTTCCCATATAAGATAGTTGCAAAATATAGGAACAATGAAATTAAACCAATGTTGTTCCCAAATATTATTCAACAGACAGCAAAAGCATATAATGATGCTTGGGTGCTAGTAGAAGTCAATGACATTGGAGAGCAAGTAGCAAGTATTCTCCATTATGACTTAGAATATGAAAATATGTTGATGGCGGCAATGAGGGGGCGTGCTGGACAAGTTGTCGGGCACGGTTTCTCTGGTAAGAAATCGCAGATGGGAGTTAGAACAACAGCACAAGTTAAGAAACTTGGTTGTTCTAACCTGAAGACACTTATTGAAGATTTTAAACTTCTTACACTTGATTATGAAATAATTTCTGAGTTAACCACATTCGCTCAGAGACATAATTCTTTTGAAGCAGAGGAAGGATGCAATGATGACTTAGCAATGTGTCTGGTTATCTTTGCTTGGTTGGTAGCACAAGACTACTTCAAAGAAATGACTGACAATGATGTTCGTAAAAGAATCTATGAAGAACAAAAAAATCAAATTGAACAAGATATGGCACCATTTGGATTCTTAGATGATGGAATAAATGATACACAATCATTTACTGATGATAATGGTGATAGATGGCATACTGATGAATATGGTGATAGGGCATATATGTGGGAGTATTATTAATGGACTTAGATGACCAATTACAACTAGGTCATCTACTCCTGTATGAACGGGAGTGTAAAAAATGTGGTATAACTAAAAACTTGGTTGATGGATTTTATAGAACAAGAAAGGACAGAGGTCCAGTAGCATCTTCATATTCTTATGAATGTAAAGAGTGTGCTAAAAAGAGAGTTAAAAAAAGTAGTAATATGTGGGAATATCCTGATTGGTAAGTATCACGTCAGGATTCCCCATTCAAAATACCCCTTTTAATAAATAATTTCAGATAATTCTGGACCAAGGAGACCAAAAAGATGCCTCTAAATTTAGCATCTCCTGGAATTGTAGTAAGAGAAGTTGACTTAACTATTGGAAGAGTCGATCCAGTCTCTGGTGGCATCGGGGCGCTTGTTGCTCCATTCACCAAAGGACCTGTTGACCTTCCTCAATTGATCGAATCTGAGGATGATCTCTTAAACACTTTCGGCAGACCTTACTCAACCGACAAGCACTATGAGCACTGGATGGTAGCTTCATCCTACCTTGCTTATGGTGGTGTGATGCTTATTTCAAGAGCAGACGATTATAATGTATCAACAGGAGCAGGACTTAAGAACGCT